CCTGATGCCGGTAATGCCATTATTTATTTTCTAATTCTTTTATTCTAGCTTCTAATTCTTTAATAGCTTCTACCAACAAACCTACTGTGTTGCCATAACGAATGGCTAAGTGTTCTTCTGACTCCTCGCCTTCTTTTTTATCTGCTATAGTTTCAGACGTATAAACCGCTTCTGGTAATACCTTTTCTAAATCTTGTGCTATTAAACCTGTGCCTTTCTTTTTATTTTTTTTATAATTAAAAGTAACGCCTTTTAATTTTTTTACTTTTTCAATAGGATTTTCTATAACCTCTATGTTTTCTTTTAGTCTTTCATCAGAAACACTACCAAAGGCAGTAACATTTCCACTTGCGATCATATTTCCAGCATTGTCTAATGACCAACGTGATACAGCGTTAGTTTTGAAATATAAATAATTACTTGTATGGTCGTAAAAAATTTCCCCTGCCGCTCCTGCACTATCAAGAAAAGAAATTACACCATATTGTCTGCCAAGTGAATTAATTGAAAGACCTGCTCCGTCGCTAGTAGAAGCTCCTGCTTTAATAACTAAATCTTCTGCATAAGAATATCCGTCTGTGTTTGGAGCAGTAGTTCCTATACCAACCTTGTTATTGAAATAAGCATTACCTGCATCAGACATATCAAGAGTAAGAGCAGTAATAGTCGCAGATCCGTCCACACCCTTAAATTTTATGTCTTTATCTGCTGTTATTTGGCTAAATATTACATCTGAATTAGAGTCCTGTATTAATCTTGCATAAGTAGATCCTGCGTCTTGAAAATTTATAGTGCCGTCGCTACCTGCATTAAGCATCAATTCATTTGCCGCTTTTAATTCTAAATGACTGCTTAATTTTTCTAAAGTGCCAACACCTCCTGATCCACCTGTATAAGTCAAATCTGTTTCAGCTTCTAAAGTTTCTGCTGTTGAGCTTCCGGTAATTATTCTGTTATCAGCATTATTATTAACAGTAGTTCCGCCACCGCCGATAGCTCCCCAAGCATTGTTTTGATAACCTTCAAATTCATTTGTCGTGGTGTTGTATCTAAACATTCCATTAACAGGAGATGCGTTTCTTTGAGCTGTAGTTCCGGCAGAAACTTTAATTGAGTCGGTCCCATTTAGAACCATATCTCCTGAGATCGTTACTCCATTTGCAGTAGTTTCTAATTTTTTAACATTATCGTAATATAAATCTACTGCTCCATTGTCGGCCATGCAGATAAAATTTTCATCATGCGTTCCGTTTTGCAAACAAAAAGTATCTGCTCCAATATACAAACCACCTGATCCGTTATGAGTAAATTTAGTGTTGTTTCCGTCATGTCTTATATTGGCATCATCATCTGTGCCAAAATTAATTTGTTTAGTATCATCAAAATTAGCAGAATTAAATCTCATATTTACTTCTGTTCCGCCAGAAGCAAAGATTGCATCTATATCGTCTAAGTTAGAGTTTAGCGAAATTCCCCAAGTATTTTCCGCCGCTCCAGGTTCCGGGTTTATTAAATTTAAGTTGGTAGTCTGTGTATCTGCCATATCAATCCTGCTCGGTCCATGTTTCAGAAGAAATATTTACCGGAGTCCAAGACTCAGTAGGTATTACTTGTTCAGTCCATGTTTCAGTTGTTAAAGTTTCTGGCTCCCATTTTAACCTACCGGTAGCTGTAAAACTACTAACAGCGTTAATAATAGAAGATCCTAATTTTATAATAGTTCCATTAACTTCTACCTGTGAAACAGCATTAACAATGCTGTGTCCTAAATAAATGCAAGTTGGGTGTGCATGAATAGAAGCAACAGCTTCTATATTAGCAGTTGATGTTCTAACTCTTTGTCCGGCAGAAATAAATTGAGAGTTTGCTTGAACAAAAGCAGATCCTAAAAAGATTTTTGTACCTACAACACTAGCATCAGAAACAGCACTAATAACACTAGCGGCAGAAACTACTATTGATCCTTGAGCTTGTGCAGAGCTAACAGCAGTAATAATAGCTCTGCCTTGAAAAGCTAAGTCATTCCATTTTGATCTGCTGTAATAACCTTCGTTATAGCCGATTGTGGCCATGATGTTATGCTAATCTGATGTCAAGATCTCCGGTGTTTATACGGAATACATCTCCTGTATCAATAGCTTTATTAGTTGTTAAGGTTGAGTAAGCTAATAAATTGCCACCGCTTAACGCATCAAAAACTCCTACAGCTAATACTGTTCCATAACTAGCTGTGGCAGTTGGATATTCTATAGAAGCAACATTACTAGCTTCGGTAGGATTTGTACCAGATACATTAAAAGTAGCAGTTTGCCTAGCGTAAGCTCCACCAGAAACTTCTGTGCCACCGCCAGTATCAGAAGGAGCAACAGTAAATAAAGCTACATACAAAGTAGAAGGAGCTGTAAAAGCGTTACCGCCAAATACATGATCTAAAACTTTGTCTTCTAAATAATCACTAAATGCCATAATAATACCTTCTAGTTTTTAAAATAATATGTTTGTTTTTTTGCTTTACCATATTTTTTTCTTCTTGGGATAAGCGAACCTACTCCAAAAGAAGCTCTTTCTTGTTGCAATCTTACTTCTTCTAATGCTTTGTCAAAAAGAGTTTGGAACATTCCTACTCTTTCATCTTCCATTAAAAAAACAGAAGCGTGTTTGCAACACCCATATATATAAACATCTGGAAACTTATCACTAACAACATTTGTTGTATTAGTAGAGCTTAGCTCCGGTATGTTTGCATAATATGTTAATTGTAACTCATAATTTGTGTCTGGTGTGGGACAAAGTTCTATAGCGTTATCGGTAATTGCAAAATATTCTGGTCTTCCAGATACATTGTCTATAGAAGTTCTTTTTAAATCTAAAGACTCTGTAGATTGTTGTAATAAAGTAGTGTGATCGGAAGTGTTTAATTCAACATTTATAACCCTAGACCAATCACTAGGTAATTGTGTGTACTGTGTTTCTGCGACAGCGTTAGCTCTTTTTATAAGATCCTGGTGTTTAATAACTTTGTTTATATCAGACTCAGTAAGATCTATGAACATATCCATTTGGGAAGTCAAATCAGTTCTGTTTAAGTATTCTGCTACTTTTGTTTTTATTTCGTCATAAGTCATATCTTACCTTTCCATGTCCTAAAACATTCGTTGTCTTTGTTGTTGAGCCATTCTTTCCATTTAGCTTGGTCATTGGCCCACCCCTCTAGTATAGCTTTTTCCCAGATAACTTTGGGGATTTCTGCAACATGACGAAAATCTTTTTGTGCTTTTTGTTCTGATAAATATTTTGCATGGTCAATAACATTCTTAACATTTTGAACAGAATGAATTATTGATTTGTCGTCTTCTGTTACAAAAGAAGATGAATAACCTGTTTCGTGATTTATGAGAGTTGTCTTAGCCATTTTTAAATAAGGGAGAGCCGAAGCTCTCCCAATATTTGTTGCCTACAAATTATTAAGCAGTTAAGTCGGCTACAATTCCGTGTGCCGCTTCGTTGCTCATTTCTAAGCCGTACTCAGCTAAGATCATTTTTGTATCAGCATCTCCAATTTTAGCAATATCCATTGTTTGGAAATTTCTCAAGTAAGCTACTTTAGCGTACTCAGGATCTACTAATAGCAAAGATCTATCTCTGCTTCTGTTTGAAGGTACGATTTGTAACTCTCCAAAATCGGAAGCATAGACTGAAATACTAGCACTTACTGTATCAGCAGATACATTTTGTCTAGTATTGCTTCGGCCTGTAAAACCAGAGATAACTCCTTTATTTACCGGACCGGCTATAGCCATTTTAGGTTCAGCTCCGTTAGTGAACATAGACTGTAAAACACCTTTTAAAAGTGCTTCGGTTAATGCCCTTCTGTTTCCTGTAGCCGCATCAGTAGCCGCCGCAGAAGCAGATCCGTCAGCTCCGCCTGTACCTCTACTTTTGTTAGTAGTGATCCACGCTTCGAAAGAACGAGTCTGTCTAGCAGTAGTAGCATTACCTGCATTTTTAGCAGTATTTTGACATAGAGCTACTTCCATATCTCTTTTTAATGCTTTAGACATTAAGGCCATTTGATGTGCCAATTCCTGCTTTTTACCGGCAGGATCAGAAGCATCTTGTGAACCAGATACAGTTGCATCTCTTGATGAAATTTGAGCCACATTGGACTCCCTAGTAGTCGCTGTACTTGCTGAACGAGAAAGTTCAAAACCTTCTAATTGACCTGTTCCGCTAGGAGTAGGTAAATTTTCAGTTTGCCAATCGAACACAACATTTGTGATGTTTTTAGATCCGATAGCACTCATAAATGGAGTAGCAGTTGGATCTATATTGTAAATTACATTCGAAAGGTCTTCTCTGTTAGAAGTAGCGTCGTATGATGTAAAAGAATTTGTAACTTTTGCCATTTTATTTAACCTCTAAATTAGATTATTTTTTCAAAATAATTGGCCGCATCAGACACTTTGCCTGTTTTAGCCACCCTTTGTTGAGCTTTCTTGACAGAAGATGTTGGTTTAACCCTATTAGAAGTTCCTGGTTTAGCTAATTTTGTTCTGGCCTTCGCTTGTGTTGGTTTTTTCTTTAACGCTGTTTTTTGTTTGTTATATAAACTCGCATCTCTCAGCAAAAGAATAAAGCGATAGTCAGTTACAGAATTAACTTCTTCTTTAGTGAAACCTAAACTTTCAGCAGTTTTGGTTATATCTGAAATTTCTTCCATTTTAACCTTTTCATCTTTCCACTCCGGAAGAAGATCCGATAATTTCTGTTGGCTTTCTAATAATTGTTTGTTGAGCTTTTCTTGCTTTTCAGCTCGTTCTTGCTCGGCAATACGATTATATTCAGCATCTACAGACTTTATCTTATTAAGATGTTCGTCCCATTCTTGTTTTTTGGTCAGATACTCTACTTGGTCCAGTTCCTTTAAAGACTCCCAATTTGGTTCTTCTACAAAACCATTTTGTAACATGGTTTTGATTTTAGGTAACAATTCTCTGTACTCTGCTCTTTCACGATTTATGTCAGACAAGTTATTGTCAAGTTCAGACTGTTTATTATCTAAGTCTTTTCTTAATTCAGATAACTCCTGAGTTTTTCGTGTGTAATCACTATTCCGACTGTAACCATTGATTAATTCTTCTTGGGTTACTTCTATTTCTTCGCCGCCAACTTTGACGACATAGGTTTGAAGTTCCTCAGTTTCATCAACTTCTACTTGATCTTCTTGTAATTCTTGTTCTTCTTCTTCTTCGGCTTCTTCTTCTATTTCAGCTTCGGCTTCATCTTCTTCGATTTCTTCCTGTGCTTCTATTTCAGTTTCAGCTTCCGTTTCATCAGAAACTTCTTCAACATCAGTATTTTCTTCGATTGCTTCTTGCTCCTCTGGGGGAGTAAGCATTTCTTCAAATGCCTGTGTTGCTTTGCTTATATCAGTTTCAAAACCATTCGGCTTGGCGTTGTTGGTCATATTTTCTACCTTTATAATTTATTTGCGTTTATTTTATCTTAAAAACATACATTTTTGTCAAAATGTTTATTTAAAAGATCTAATTCTATTAAATTGTGTTTTAGCAATTTTTCCTTTTTCTACAATAATTCTTAGATGTCTTTCGACTTCTGGAATAATTTTTATTGCCTGGTAAATTGCTTCTCTTAAATCCTGATCTTTTTCAACATCTGAATTTATCCATTTTGCAATATATTCAGCAGTTAAATTTTTAACTGCGTCTTTGAATACATCGCTATTTAACAATGCTTCTGCTTGTGTAGAAGCATCTATCTCCTTTTGTGTTGCCATATATTATCCTATTGCTTGATAAATAATTTCTTGAAATAAAAATCCGGTAATTCCTAAAAAAATTGTAACTATGAATAATAATGTGTTTCTGATTGTTTTATTTACTGACGCAATACCATTTTCAATAGCTTCTAAACGCCTGTAGTTTTCTTTCCACCTTTGCTCACAAGCCGCTTCGTGAGAGCTTAAACGCTTATCTATTTCTGTAACTGTAGCTCTTGCCATTAATAACTCCAAATATGCGGTCTTGGTCTATTGTTGTTTCCTTTATAAGTGTCTAAATGTATAAATCTGCTATTTCCTTTTTGATTAACACCTATTCCAGTAAAGCCAAAACTAGATGCTAATGTAACTATGTTAAATGCTTTTTCGTGAGAACACAAAACATCTACAGCAAGTCCTAAAGTATGTATGCCTGGAGTCTTTTTATTTACTTCTACAGGGTGTTTTGGACAACGATAAGCAGATGTAATAACAAAAGAAAAACCACAACAAGTTCTTAGATCTTGTAGCTTTTGCAAAAAATCATAATCCATTTTTTGTTCGCCACAATGAGAACAGGCAAACTCCTCTGGTTTAAAATTCAAGAAATCCCAGTCCTTCATCATCTAAAGATTTTATGCTTTGCATATATTCGCCTACTATTCTTAAATCGCTGTTCATTGTCTTTGCTTTTAATTTTGCTTCTCTAAGTGTTTTGGCAGTAATAATAGGTCCTTCATGTGTTTCTATTTTTCCTTCGATAGTCTGTATGTCTATCTCAGTTATAAACATCATTTCGTATCTGTCCTCTTTAATTTGTCGTAAGATCTAAGTCCGGACATTCCTAACAATGCCATTAAGATTGCGGATAATTGTGAGAAATCAAACTCTGGCATTTCTATTTGTACTCCAGAAGTTTTAATAACAACTTCTATAATAGGAGCTAAAATGAAATGATAACCAAGTGCAAAAGAACAAATCCAACCGACAGAAGGCCGCCAATTTCGTTGAAACGGAGATCCTTTTGCTTCTATTTTATTTACTTCTATTTGTGCAAGATTTGCTTGATGAAACAAAGTAGCTAGTTCGTGATCTAATTGTGCTTGTAAATCTTTATCTTTTACAAACTTGCCTACTATGTCGCTAACAGGTTTTATTAATTTATCAAACATCTTTATCTCCTCTTAGGATTTTTTCTAGTTTTAATTTTTTTTCTTCTATTGTGTCTGCGTGTAAATCTTTATCAACTATTTTTTCTAGTTTAAGACTTTCTATTTTGTTGTTACTAATATATCTCCAAGTATATCCGTCTTTGCCATACACACCAAATATAGTAGTGCCTAGACCAATCTTTATAATCATGGCCTGTTCTCCGTCTAATATAACTTTTTCACCTTCGTTAAATTGAGAATTTAACTTAAATTTAAGGCCTTTAATAAATGAAATCGAATAATCTTTGAGAGCTAATCCTGCTAAAACAGAAGCTATAAAAACAGATAGTTCAAGATAATATTCTTCAAAGTTCACTTACTTTTTGTTTTTCTTTTTCTTTTTCTTTTTTCCGTAATGTCCTGGCATTATTTTTTCCTTTTTTTCTTTTTAAGTTTTTTAAAATCTGCTCCAGTAATCTTATTTCTAGGTGGAGCGACTCTAGCAATCTTTTTTTGTTTTTTAGATAATTTTTTTCCTGGCATTTTATTCATCTTCTTCTTCTTCCCATTCGCTAATATGGGTTAATAAAATTTCTGGAAAAACCATTTCGTTTCTTGACGAGCTTTCTTCTAAAAAGTCTTTTATTTTTTGTAAAGTGTAAGCCATTTTATTTCTTTTTCTTTTTAGGTTTTTTTGCCGTCTTGGCCGCCTGTTTAAATTGTTTAGCCGTTGGAGCTCCTTTACTTCCTGGTTTTCTCATTTTCTCTTTAGATCCGGCTTTTATTCTTTTGCGTTTAGCATGAATATTAGCGTACAGTCCTTTCTTTTTTTTCATAGATACCTCTACCATTTAGTGCGGTTGGCCCAATAAGCCGCCGACATTTTACCTTTAGATATGTTTTTGGCATGACGAGCTTTGAAGGATTTTCTTCGAGCTTTATCTTTTTTGCTTTTAGGATTTTTTCCTGCTCCGCTTACGCCTTGCTGTCCAAACCTTATAGTCTTTATTTTACTACCTTCTTTAGCAACTACAACATGAGATTTTGTTGGGTGGTTAGGAGTTCTTTTAGGTTTATTGTAACCAGATACTCCTGCCCTTGTTAATCTTGAGTCTTTTGACATTAGTGTATGGTGTTTTCGCTAACAATTAAAAAAATAGTATTCTTGTTTATCTTTTCGCCAAAAACTAACTTCATGGTTTTTACTGCTTCTTCTTCGTTTCTAGCTTTAACATCTGTGCCAACTAAAATGTGTTCATCAGACATAGCTTCTATATGATAAAGTTTTTTAGCTTCCTTCATTTTTAAACAATCCTTGTGCTTCTGCTTTTTGCATGGCTCTTAACTCGTCGTTATTCTGCTCCAGGATTTGTTTAACTTCGTCTAAATTAACAGCATTTTGACCATACTTGCCGTATAGCTCTGCCATTCGTAATTTAGTGCTTACTAAGAATTTATCTCTTTCTAGGTCGTCATTCATAACAACTTTCATACGATCAGTTTCAGCATCTACTTCAATTTTCCTAGCTTGTGCCTGTGCTTTCATAGTTTCTGCCATAGCTAATTGATCTTCTGGTTTTGGTTTCTTAGCATTAGGATCTTCTGGCGGTAAAGGTGGTATTTGAGAGTTAATAAACTGCGAAGTATCTTTAAATCCTGCCATTTCTATAACTTTTGTAATGGTATTTGCGTATTGTTGTAGAGAAACCATAGGATTTCTTGGTCCTAAAGTCTGTATTATTTGCTCTTGTTTTTGCAATAATCTAGTCAAAGTAGCTAATTGTTCTTCGTCGCTAGACTTACTAATAGCTACATTACACACCATGTCTTTATCGGTGTCCCAATATCTAGGATCTATCTCAACAAATTCATTGTTTAGTCTAATAATTTCTGCTCTATCTTGGTTTTTTATAGACAGATTGTTGATTAAACCAAATAAATCCTTCATACCCTCTGCAAAATGACGGCATATAAGCTCGATACGGCCTTGTGCGGCGGACATTGTTGCCGCAACGGCAGTTTTTGTCGAACTTTGTAAAGCGTCTGCGTTAAGACCTGCACTTGCCTTAGAAACGCCTGTACGATTTTCTTTTTGTTCGTCTAAATATTGTAAAAATGGGAACGCTTCTTTGCCGCTAAACGGAACAGAAAAAGGTTGTACTGCTCCTGGTTGTCGCATACGAATAGGTTGCCCTATGTCGTTATTAAGAACATCATCTATATTAACTTGGCCCTCAACTATTCCCATTCTAGGAAAAATAGAATGACCTAGCGAGTCTAAACTATCTCTAATTATTTGCGATTTAATATCTTGTATAGGTTTTAAGTAATCTGCCGGACATGATCCTATTGCTGTGTGCGGTTCTGGATCTGGACAAAACATTACGATTGGCAAGTCGTCCCACGCTTCGCAATTTACTATTTCTAAGCCGTCGCCGATTGTACAAACTTTAAGCAATTCGTTAATGCCGTCTTGGTCTTTGTCGTACCTGACATAATGTTCAATATATAAGATTTGTTGTCCAGTTACATCTGTCCTATCCGGATCATTTATTTCGTGTAATGGATTTCTAGCTTTTCTTTCGTCTTCGTTAGAAGCGTCGTTGCCGTAATTTGCGTACTGCTCTACTTCTTCTTTGTCATATCCCATAGCAACTAAATCTGAAACACTAACAATCATTCTGTGTGCAACATAAGGAGAGTCGTGTAAGGATCTAGAGTTTCTAGATATTAAAATTTCTTCTGGCGGTACTGCTTCAATGCAAACTTTTTCAGAAGATTTTACTTTTCTAACTTTTAGGTTGTAAGCAACTACTACTTCTTGCGAGTCTTTTTTGCCGTCTTCATTAACTATTGTCCTGCTTTCCATAATTGGATTTTCTTCTAGGACCTCTATATCTTCGTCTGTCATTATTGCAATATATTGCTCAACAGATAAATTTTTGTATTCGTGAGTAGTCGTATCTATGCTTGAGTCATAAAATGCTTTTACAAAACCTGCTTTTCTAATTAGTGCGTCTTTAAATACAGAATATAAAATATTAAATCCTGGATTTTTTTGATTAAAAATATAATTTACATAGTCTGTTTGTTGCTGTGCCGCAGGTATATCTTCTTGGTTTTTAGGTACAAATTCGACAACTTTGCTTGTGCCGAAGAAAGTACGCATTAGCGAAGGCATTATGTGTAAGACAGCATCTCTAACATCTGTAGAAACATACTCAGACTGAATATCGCTTCCGCCTTCCGGAGAATTGCCTAGATAGTATTCGGTGGACTCAGCTCTCTCGTCGCCGAGCTGATCTATAAAATCTTTAGCGTCGTCTAATTCTGATTTTAAAACGCTTTGTAATTCTTCTTCATCAAATTCGTCTTCTACAACTTCTGTAGAAACGCTTACAGATGTTTCTTTTTTATATTCCATACAATTATCCTACTCTATAGATTTTGGATTTTATTGGTCGTTTAAAATTATACCCCATAAATGAGCTTCCGCCACCAAGAACGGCAGAAGTAGAAGCAAAAGTTAAAGCTAATGCGTCTGCTTTGTCTGGAGATTTAATACCTCTCTTTTTCATTTCTTCTTTGCTTTCTAATTTTATTTTTCCGGTAGATGTATATTTGTATATTGGCGACACTAATTGTTGTACTAATTCATCATCACTAGGCATAAAAACATCTCTGCCAGATAGCCATTCTTTAATTTTAAACCATAGCTCAGCTCGGAGATTTAAGTAATTCTTTTTACTAGAAGGGGACTCTCCTACATTGACACCGATAACCGGTAAGTTTAGCTCAGATAATCTATCTACTACGCCAGATCCTACACCAATTACATCTATTAATATTTCGCTTGGTTTCTCTAATGTAGTGCAATCATCATATTCATTTTTAATAGCTCCGCATAACGCCATTAAATCCATAGAATTATATGTTTTCATCTCTAATACAGAGTTTCCTTGTCTTTTGCATAGTGCAGAATTGTCGCCACCAAACCTGGCTACATCAATTCCCCAGACTATTGGCTCAGAAGCGGTTAGATCTACTTCTCGCATAACAGCAGAACGGCACAATTCCATAGGTATAACTGTGTCATTTTCATAACTAGGAAACTCTCCTAATACTTCTACTCTTGCAACAGTAGAGTCTTCCCCATATTGCTCTAACATACTTTGAAATAGTTTTTGGTCTGTGCCTTCTACAGTTCTTGAGTCTATTTGTTCATTTTTCCAAAAAGATCTTTTGCCGTGAAAACTATCGAAAAACGGCCCACTATTCCTTCTAGGGTTCGAAAATGTGAACCAATACCTGTCTTTTGTCGGTTCAGAGAAAAATCCCTCAGAAACGCTGTAAATCGGTCCTGGAATACCTGATGCTTCGTCCATAATTAGACAAACTCCATAACTAGAATGAATACCGGCAAATGCGTCTGGATTTTCTTCTGACCATAATTGAGCTTGTGCGTAATAATAGCCGGTGTCTATTTTTAAATCTTTTTGTAATGCTTCTTCAAACCACTTTGCAGGTTTTATTGTTGTTGCTGTTTTCTCCCACCAATGATTATTTATAGCTAAAGTTAGCCACTTTCCTAGTTCGGCCCATGTTCTTGATCTTAATTGTTGCTCGGTGTTTGCAGTTACAATAACAGTAGATCCTAGTCTAGTAGATAAAAGCCAGAGTATTAGCCAAGAAACTAGAGCAGACTTTCCAATACCACGACCACTAGCAACTGCGAGTCTATACATTTCTGGTAAATCTACTGTTTCATTTCTAGCTATATGGTTTGCAATATCTTTTAAAATTTTTTCTTGCCACTTACGAGGTCCGGTAAAGTTTTCAAGGGGGGTATCTTCTTGTCCCCATGAAAAACAATACTTAACAAAATTATATGGGTTGTCTTTAATGTTCAAAGACCATAGATCTGACATTAATTGCTTTTCTTCTTCTGGCTTGTATTTCATTACTTAGTCGGCAGGAGTAAAAGTGAGGAGAATATATAGTGCGTGATACTCCTGCCTATGATATTTGCAAGTGTCAAGGAGAGAACAAATACCATTTTAAAAAAAATTAAAAAAATTTATCTGATCAGTATATCGTATATACCTACCTGATTT